TATTTCATGGCGTTGCCCAAACAGAAATTCATGTGCTCGGTAATCTGAATGCACTCCACGCCAGACGGATGGCCAGTGTAGTGCTTCGGATGGTTTACTGGGTCATGATTCGCGGGCATCATGGCCTCCAATGTTCAGCCGTTTTCAACGCCGCGAGTTTTACCGCAAAGTCAGCCTCCTCGGCAAGTGTCCATTCGGCGCCTTGCTTCACAGCTTCGCGCGTGCGGTTCACTACGGCGAAAACCTCGCGTGCCAAATCCACGAATACCGGGACAAGGGCAACCCATGATTGCGCCGTCACGGTTTGCGATGCGCGGGCCTCGGCAATCAATGATTGCACGGTTGATCCCGAAACCGGTTTCGGGATCACGCCGCTGGCCGTAGTTGCTGGCACCCACACGCGGATTTCGGAAACCAAGGATTCGACAACGGCGAGGGCAGTCAGTAACCCCGCGCGGTTGTCTTCACTCCTGTTCCCCTTGTAGGCGAGGCGAAGAGCGTTGGCTGAGTCCAAGGCGCGCGGAGCATTCAAACGCACTCTGGCAGCAACGTCGCGCACCAGCGGCGGCACGTCGGCGCGGCGGCGATGTTCAAACGCAACGAAGGAATCCAGCGCAGCCAAAGACACTGACAGGGTTTGCTCGGCGCGAACCTCGGCGGATTGGTTGCCGGGACGGACTGTGGCGCAGGCGGCTAGCAGGCAGAGTGCGAGTGCGGCGAGTATGGTTTTCATGCTGGTTTCCAATGTGTTGCCGGTTGGCTTTCCGGTGGGTTTCCAAAATGAGTGTTCACGCCATCGAACCAATACGTCACTATGCGCGGTCCATAGACGCCAACGTATTTCGCAATCACTGTTTGGCCTTGTCGCGGAAGCCGTTTCTTCGCGCTAATCCAACGTTCCTTCATGGTGCGTTTTTTGTCAGCGACTGGTCAACGTAAGCCCGCAACGCCGTCGCGCCTGAAATTAAGCTGCCGATTCCAGTCCGCGCCCATTGCAGCCACGTCCATTCAGAGATTTCGGTGATGGCCTCGGTTTGCACAAGAAACGCGCTGCCGGTCGCAATCCAGAAATACAACTGCGCGCGCAAGTCTAGGAGTAGGGCGAAGCGGGTCATGGCTAGTTTTTAACAAACTCAATCACCGACAAGGTTGCGATGTGTAAGTTAGTATGACTAGAGGTTGTTGACAGTCCAAGATACAGCGTCCAATTAGTCGAGGTGTCAGTAAGCGCAGTCCTCCCAAAAAGATGTTCAGCCGGAGCCTTTGTTGTAAAGGCGGCCCGATTGCCTATCTGATTTGTAAATGACGCCTGATTTGCAAACAGCCAGACGCCGGGGCCGTTTTGTGAACTGTAAGTTGATCCCGCCGCTGTGGTTCTAATCGCCGTCGCAACATCACCTATAAAGTTTGTGCCGCTGCCAGCATAAGCCGTAAGAATGCAGTTCGCTGCATTTGCGTTTGTCGTTTCTGCTCCGTAAGAAACAAAAACCATCGAATTGCTGCCCAACAATGGCGGAAGCGTCACCTGTAACAGCGATGTGCAATTTGCAAAATTGCCAGCGTTTGTAATCGTTGCGGTTGTCGCGTTGGTGTTTATCGTGCCGAAAAACAGATTTGTGGGCGCGGAGTAAAGCGTTCTGAATGTGATGCCGTTTGCCGGATAAAACCCTGCCGGAAACGTCGGCGTCCCGGTCCACGTCTGATTAGTGTTCAGCAACGCTAGATTCGTCCCGCCGCCAGAAAACGTCCGCAGCGGGTTATCCGTGAGCACGGGATAAGTCGTCGCCGCGAACGCCGTGAAGGCGGAGAGGATTAGGAGGATGATGGTTTTCATATCAAATTCTCGTCAATTCTGCAATGCGCGGTCCATTGGACATTTTCAGATGACGCCCCGGTGACTCGTATCCGAAGCCTTGAACTTGTTCCGGTCCCGGTTGTGTCAATTGAGACCGTGTAGGATGTCGAAACTCCTTCCCTAGGTGAAAGTTCAACGTCACCAACAAGCTGAATATCTGTGGTCCCCTTGGCTGAAACAAGCGCATCAAATCGCCAGTCGTAGCATGATGTTGCTGAAACCAACTCGCCTCCGCTGTGCCTTACTGCGATTATCCTGCCACTGACGCCGATTACGCTGGAGTTGGTGAACACCCTCAGATAACCGCCGCCAGCCGCCAGCATCTCCGTTTGCGTTGCGTCGGTGGTTGAGGCTATCAGTGTGACAAGCGACTGCTTGCAGCTTGCATCGCCAAACCCAAAGCAGATTTCGTTTTCTCGCTTTGCAACCGCGGCATCTCCAATCGCAACCGTGTTTGTCCCTGTTGCCTGCGGAGGAGTATATGTCGATGTGTTTTCATCGTAGAGAGTGATGGAAGCTGTTGAGGACGAAACCGGTGCCCAAGCCCCGGATGTGTATTGCTCAACCCGAGCGTTGCTCGTGTTGTAAATCAGCATTCCA